TAAGCATTTAAAGTTGGATTGTTTTCTTCAAAATCCTGCGCCCGATCCATTTCTGTAATGTCATACCCAAACACATGCAAATCTCCCTTTTGTTGAAATGATCCACGAGGAATACGCTTCAATTGCATTGTGCAAGATGCACCACGAACGCCTTTGAGATAACCTTTCTTAAAAACCTCATAAATTGAATTCAAGCCAATTGGATATCTAGTGTTATAGATTTTGATAATATCTTGACCAAACCATTGCTGGCATTCATTAAGAAAACGTTCATTATCGGAGTGCTCTTCAACAATCGGACTATTTGCCACAATTACCGGAACATCAGGGAAAAGCTTTGAAGCTTGTTTAGTCATAATCTTTGTTGCTACAGCTGAAGCTGCTCCACAGCTAAACCAGCAAACTATGCGTTGTACTTTCATACCCCACCACCATCACGACCAAGCGCATTCACGCTTTTCACTTTGCTAAGCAATTCTGGTGGGCATGGCACACCTTTACGATTACCCTCATCAAAACTAAGCGCCTTCGCTGCTTTTGGCTTCACCCACATTTCTTGCACACGGCCTTTTTCTTTGGCTTGACGTAGGTAATCTTGATATATATCTCTAAACGCGTAGTGAGCCGCTTTCTGCCCTTCGGCATTCAAAATATGACGAACCTCTTCAAGTGAGCGCTTTGCCAATTTTGTGATTTTGCTTAATGGATCTGATTCAAACATCATCGCTTTAGCCCAAGCTTGATCAGCAGTCCACCAATCACCACCCTGTTCGCACCAGCTGCGAAATTTAGGTAAGGTTGGGCACCACTCCTCAGAATTCATTCGAACGATGCCACGCGCGATATCAGCGTGATTTAGGCCACTTAAAACTGTGCATGCGAGCTGTGTTAATTCAATATCAGAATAACCTGCATATTTTTTTGCGAATTCAGCGCCGTGAAGATCAGCAATACGGTTTAAAACCAGTTCAGCAATTTCGACTGGGAAATTCACTGCAAACGCATTTTTGAATAATTCGATATTGCTCATTGAGTTTGACCTCCCACTGTGCGCATTTGATTTTGATCTGCTTGGTTGCCAAAACGACGGCGTTCCAAAGGTTGTTGATTTTGATTTGGCGCTTGTTGTTTTGGTGTGAAAACACTTTGGTAGCTGCCGATAATCGAAGCTTCCAAGGATTGATTTGCTAACTCACCAAAACCGATTAATTTTTTGATCAAAAGATTAACGGCGTTTTCAGTGAGTGGTTTTCGAATGCTCTTTCACATATCCACAAATTGAATCCACAATTCACGATTTACGTTCACTGGCAACTCAATCGTTTTTGCATCAAAAGAACTTGGTTTTTCAGAAGGCTTAGATTTTGGTTTTTCAGAAACAGATTTCTTCTGATCACCCTTATCTTTATTTGTTTTTGTATTAGTTGTTTTATAGTTGTTATTGTGGGTCGAATCTTTAGATAGCGTGCTATCTATATTTTCGCCTCTGCTATCTATATTTTCGACGGCGATATTTTCGCTATCTAAAATATCGACTGCAAAAATACTGTCTGTTAATTCGTATTTTGCAGGCTGATTTGCGAATGATTTACGCTCAACAACACCCATTAAAACTAATTTTTCACAACCTTTTAAAACCGAATCTTTGTTATATCCAGTCCCTTCTACAAGTTGCGAAACACTGATGCTATCGGTTGATTTATTCCATCCACGTGTCTTACGTGCAATAAACAAATAACAAGCCAATGCAGGGCCTTTCATATGTGCCATGTAGCCTTTATCAATAAGGTCATTAGGAAGCATGAAAGCATTAGAAATAAAATTACTCATGCAACAATGCCCTCGCCTACTAATTTTTCAATAACCCAAGCTTCACCCTTGGTAGTGAACATTGGCTGTGAAAAGCCTAATTCGGTCTGTTTAACCTCACCTAGCCCTTTATCGATAAACCATTGCTGAAACAGGCGTGCACGCTTAATGCCACGGTGATAAACATTGAACGTGTCTAGAATGCGATTCATTGCAACCGCTGACATTTTGATTTTTTGTGCTACTTGCGAGGCATTAAGCAAAGTGTCACGTACTACAATTTTTTCGTAGTACTCCACCTTAGGTTTGTCCAGTTCGATCTTTTTGGCCTGATCCGCTGCAAGTTGAAGTGCCTCTGCAAACGACTGGGGCAATTTAGTTTGATTTTCTAATTCATACCAACGCTTGACCAATGCCGCCGTAAATTCAGGACAAAGTTGAGCAACCACTGTGATTGAATCTAACTTCCCTTGCTCACCAGTGAAAACGTATATTTCAACATTATAAATACGGTTATTGGCTTCTTTAGGCATAACCGCCATTGGCGGAAGTGCTATTACTCCTCGTTCAGCTAACCTTTCGATTGAACGCTTAACATCATCATGACGAGACAGAACAAGCTCTGAAATATCGAAGCTTGTTATACTATTTTGATTGTGTTTAAAATATGGCATCATATTCATCGTTTAAATCCCCCTAGGGTTTAAGCAACCAAAAAGCCTGAGGTCAGATCTCAGGCTTTTTCTTTGTCTAAATTTGGTGAAATGTATTTCCCTGCCGCTTTTTTCAAAGCTTCATCCGTAGCCGCAGCAAATTCCTGAATCTGTTTTAAAAACTCATGCGCTTCTTCATATTCTTGCGGTGTCACTACGTTATCTTCTAAAACGTCATAAACCGTTTTGGTTGCTTGACCTGCTGCAATTGTCGTTTGCAACATTTCGCCTTTAGATCCAACTGGCACCAATACAAAACCAAGTTCATGTGCCCACACTTTGATTAATTCAGGGCTTTGAGTGAAAGATTGAATTGCTTCAAGCTTTTTTAAACTTGGAATATGATTTTCCATATTCACGTTTGCATAATTCAAAATCGTGTTATGCGAATCACCAGTGACTTGAGCGATTTCTTTTGGTGAAATCCCCTTGGTTTGCTTAATCATTTTAAAGATTGCTGTTTGCGCCTCTTTGCTTAATTCCATTTGTGAATCCTGTACTTAATTTCACGTTTATTAAAAAAAATTATCGAGTGATAATTGGTTATGCGGTATTGACTTAATATTGCTCAAGGTCTTGCTTTATCCTTTAACCATTCTGCTGTGAACTTTCCAGCACTGTTGGCTGCAAGAACTTCTGCATAATTGGTTTCACCGGTGTATTCGGTTCTTGGTAATAGTCCGCGCTTTTCCATCTTGCTCATCGCCATATAAGAGCGATTGAGGAGCGAAGCTGCTTTTGTTCTGCCGCCAACAGCATCAAATGCAATTTTTATTGGATTCAATTTAAATATCTCTGGGCTTACTTTGAGAAAATTAAACCATAGATTTAATCTCAATACAATCTATGGTTGCTTCAACTAAATTAAATTAACTATTAAAATTTTAAACCAATGGTTTGTTATGAATACCACTATGGATCTTCTTGTTGAACGAATTAAAAGTGCTTTAGATCACGCCCACCTCTCGTGGTCAGGAGCAGCCGTGAAGCTTGGCCTTTCAGCTCAAGCTGCAACCAATTGGAAGAAGGGGAAAATTGGTCGTGATACATTAAAGGACTTAGCAGCCCTTACTGGAGTTAGTTCAGGATGGCTTTTAGATGGTTCAGGCTCAATGCTGGAGCCCGAGAAAAGTAATGCAGAACTCACCGAAATGCAGGTAATTACTTACAGCGAAGATGATCCTATTCCAGATGGTTATGTTGCGATCGACTACTATGATGATGTTTTTATAAGTGCAGGAAATGGGTATTTAAATTTAGAAAAACCTAGTAATAAGAAAATGTTATTTCCTGTCGATCTTGTTAGAGAGTGCAATGTACAACCCTCAACGACAAAGGTAATTCGAGTTCGAGGTGAGAGCATGTTCCCAAAGCTAAAAGATGGGCAAGCGATCTCTGTTGATATGTCAGCAACAACAATCTATGACGGTGAAATTTACGCTTTCCAAGTTGGCGATGATACAAAAATCAAATATTTGTCCAACTGGAATGAAGAAGGAAAAGGCGGCTTCAAGGCTACTTCTGCTAATTCTGACAAGAACCAATATCCTGATGAATATTATTCACCTAAAAAAATTGAATCAGAAGGTGTGTTTATTATTGGTCAATACTGGTGGAAACAAGTCTTTAAGCGTATTAGAAGATAAATTATCAAAATTTTAAAAGCCCGCGTTAAGCGGGTTTTTTTATATTTAAATTATAGGTTTACAATTTATTTAAATCTACGGTTTAATTTTAAGTTGCATCAATATTAAATCTAAGGTTTAATTATCTCATAAACAAAAAGCACACCGACCTGAGAATCAAATGTGTTTTTGCTAACTAGCGAGATAATTATGAATCTAACCCACCCACAGAGTCAAACGACTCCAATTCTTCACCAAGAGCCAACATACGAAGAAATGTACGGCAAGACTGCAAACATCTTCGCTAAC